GGTTTCAACCGGCCAAAAAAAAGGCCACCCGAAGGTGGCCTAGTGAGTAAGATTTACTCGGGTACTTCCGAAGAAGAGTCGTCTTCAGATACGTCGTCGAATAAGAGACCTTCCTGAATAATGAGTCTGCCTTGTTTAACAAATCCCATTACCGCGTCCGCTTTGTACGAACTGTCAAATTTCTCGACTCGGTTGGTTATAGTATCCAAGAATTTTCCTAGTCGGTCATTGATGTCGGATTTCGCTTTAGTTTTACCCGCCGCAATATCTTCTTTCAATTTAAGAGAATTCCTAATGTTCCGGACTGAATCTTTAGCATTGGTTTTCCAACCGGCGATAGTCGTTTTATGACTAGCACCAACCGCCGCACCATTGTCTAAAGCCTCAACCCGATCTAACCATGTTTGGACTTCCGAAGTAATGTACTCGGTACGTTTTGCACCTTTCATTTTTTCAGAGTCCGCATCGATCTGAACATCCGCGACAATATGCCCTTTTAGAGCAACAGAATGTAGAGCGCGATATCTCTGGTCTGCCATCTTACCAGCTGCTGAATCTTTATGAAGAAACGCGCCTTGTGAAGATAGTAAATCAGTAGACTTCCAACCTTTATCTTCTAAGAAGTTAATTAGTTGGCCTCTCACATTTACCGCGGTACCGTCCGCAATCGCCGATTCTAGCACCCTATTCAATGCCTCATCATCAAATGATAGATTGGCCGATCTGGTTACCGCTTCAGCGATTTGCTTCTTTTCAAAGTTCAATGTATCCATAGGATATCCTTATTAGTTTATTAAGAAATATCCCGAAGCATCCCGAAAGATTGCCTCGAGATGTGGTCATTAAAACATGGGTTTCGATTCTCACAATAGGCATTTGGCCGAGTATTGAATTTTTTTAATCTTTTTTGCTCTTTTTTATCTGGTGTGGACTACACCAGCAATCCCGATCTGCTCGACCCTACCCATCCCCTATGGCCCCTTTTCTGCTAATTTTCTACTCATCTGCTAGTATTAATAATTTCCACAAATAAATCGGTATTTCTCTGAGTTCGACCCCCACCCCCCTCATATATGGAAACACCCCCCTTTGGAGTCCCGTAAGTAGTTGTAAAAAATTATTTTTTGTATATATTCGCGTTAACGGCTAACAACCTGCGACATCATGAATGACTCTGACGATAGATCCTGAACTGGGTGTACCCCTAAATGAGGGTGAATCGAACCCTGACCTGAAAAATCAGGTAGAAGCGGCAAGCAATACCGCTCTGGAATTGGCGGAGCATGGTCTGGATATCACCCCCACCAAGGAAGACAAGGACGTAGCAGCTAAATTAGCCGTGGCATACGCAGATAATCCCGAAAAAACCTCCAAGAAAGCGTCTCACAAGAACATTTCGACCCTGACACCCGCCTCATTGGTACTGACAAACAGTATTTTACAGGAATTTGGGCATTCGGTAGCTGAAAGTGCTACACAGATACGGCATTTAGTCACAAACAAGCTGCTATTAGAGTCAGAAAACGCTGACCCACGTATCCGTATGCGGGCATTGGAGCTGTTAGGTAAGATTTCAGACGTTGGGTTGTTCGCAGAGAAGTCTGAAGTGACCATAACCCACCAATCCACGGAGGATCTGAGGGAGAAATTGCGTTCTAAACTGGAGAAACTCGTCAATCCTGTCGAAATCGATGAGGCGGTAGTCATTGAACATGAGGAGTTAGGGCAGATAGACCTCGATGAGGAGCTGGGGTCGCTGGATGAGGAGTACGACGACGAGGAATACGATGACTGAGTTGGCGTTGGACTTTTCGGAGGAGGAAGTCCAGCAGATGTTGGACAATCTGGACATATATACGCCTGAAGAGGTCGCAGAGATTAATACGCTGGTGGATGAGCTGGCGGCGCGTAAGCAGAATCAGGCGGCATACGACGACCTGATAGAGTTTTGTAAGAGAATGCAGTCGGATTTCATTGTGGGTAAGCACCACAGGCTGTTGGCTGATATGCTCATGGCGATTGAGCAGGGGGACAAGGACAGAATCTGTGTCAACATCCCGCCACGCCACGGTAAGTCTAATCTGGTGTCAATTATGTACCCAGCGTGGTTTCTGGGGCGCAATCCCAACAAAAAAGTGATGATGGTGTCCCATACTACGGATCTGGCGGTGGATTTTGGTCGTAAAGTACGTAATTTGATCGCTACAGACGAATATAAAGAGATATTCCCTACAGTTAGCCTAGCAATAGACTCTAAATCAGCAGGTAGGTGGAATACCAACGTGGGTGGGGAGTATTATGCCTGTGGTATAGGTTCATCCATCGCAGGTCGAGGCGCAGACTTACTATTGGTGGACGACCCCCACTCGGAACAGGATGTAATTAACGGGAACTTCGAGGTATTTGCGAAAGCCTACGATTGGTTCACATTCGGTGCCCGTACTCGTCTGATGCCCGGAGGCCGTGTGGCAATTATACAGACACGCTGGCACATGGATGACCTGACGGGGCGTGTAACCAAGGACATGGTGAATAATGAGCGGGCCGATCAGTATGAGGTGGTGGAGTTTCCCGCGATACTGGACGTAGATGACGAAGAAGGGACTCCGATACAGAAACCCCTGTGGCCTGAGTTCTTTGATCTGGATGCGTTACTGAGAACCAAGGCATCTATGCCGACTTTCCAGTGGAACGCACAGTATCAGCAGGAACCGACAGCAGAAGAAGCCGCACTGGTCAAACGAGAGTGGTGGCAGATATGGACACCTGAAGATCCGCCTCCGTGTGAGTATCTAATTATGTCTCTGGACGCAGCAGCCGAGACCCACAACCGCGCTGACTTTACAGCCCTCACTACATGGGGTGTGTTCCTGAACGAGGAGACTGACGCATACAACCTCATTCTCTTAAATAGTATAAAGAAACGTATGGAGTTTCCTGAACTGAAAGAGATGGCGATGGACGAGTACGCTGGGTGGGAACCCGATGCGTTCATTGTGGAGAAGAAGAGCGCGGGTACAGCCCTCTATCAGGAAATGAGGCGCATGGGATTACCGATACAGGAGTATACCCCTCACAGGGGATCTGGTGATAAACTAGCGCGGTTGAACTCAGTGGCCGACATTGTAGCGTCTGGTATATGCTGGGTTCCTGAAACTAGGTGGGCGGAAGAGGTAGTTGAAGAGATTGCAGGATTTCCCTTTATGAGCCATGATGACTTGGTTGACTCCACGGTGATGGCGTTAATGAGATTCAGGCAGGGTGGCTTTATTCGTCTGCCAAGTGATGAACCGGATGAGATACGTTACTTTAAACAACGTAAGGGTGGATATTATTAATGGCGATTGAGAAAAGTGTATACGCAGCTCCTGAAGGTATGGAAGGCGAGCTGATGACCGAAGAGAGTTCGAGTCTGGAAATCGAGATAGTTGACCCTGAGATGGTGACACTTGACGATGGCAGTGTCGAGATAACATTAATACCCGATGCGAAAGTAACGGACATAATGGATTTTGATGCGAACCTAGCCGAGTTCCTTGAAGAGAACACGCTCAACTCCTTGTCACAAGATCTTTTAGGACAAGTAGATGCAGACGTAGACAGTCGTAAAGATTGGGCAGATACGTTTGTCAAAGGGTTGGATGTACTTGGGTTTAAGTACGAAGAGCGTAGTGAACCGTGGGAAGGATCTTGTGGGGTTTACTCTACAGTCTTGGCCGAAGCAGCTATTCGTTTTCAAGCGGAGACAATGAGCGAAACTTTTCCTGCCGCTGGCCCTGTCAGGGTCAAGGTACTGGGCGAAGAAACAAAGGACAAGGAAGATGCCGCAGACCGCGTAAAAGCGGATATGAACCACGAGTTAACAGACCGTATGGTGGAGTACCGCCCCGAGCATGAACGGCTCTTATACAGCCTTGGATTAGCAGGGTCGGCATTTAAGAAAGTATATTTTGATCCAAACTTGGGTAGACAGGCTGCTGTCTACATACCTGCTGAAGATGTCATCATCCCTTACGGAGCGTCAAACATTGAGACAGCAGAGCGTGTTACCCACGTTATGCGAAAGACCAAGAATGAGTTAAAGAAACTCCAGTTTAATGGGTTCTATAGAGATGTTGAACTGGGAGAACCACAGGCGTTCCATACTGATATAGAAAAAGCCAAGGCAGAAGAAGGCGGGTTTTCGTTAACCGACGATAATCGGTTTGCTGTTTATGAGATACACGCTGATCTGGTTATCGAAGAGCTGGATGATTCGGAAGACGATATCGCCAAACCTTATGTGGTAACTATAGAGAGGGGTTCTAACGAAGTCCTAGCTATACGAAGGAACTGGAATCCTGATGATCCGCTTACTTTAAAACGCCAACATTTCGTACATTACGTTTATGTCCCCGGATTTGGATTCTACGGGTTAGGGTTGATACATATAATAGGGGGGTACGCGAAAGCGGGTACGTCTCTTATACGGCAGTTGGTGGATGCAGGGACACTATCTAATCTTCCGGGTGGTTTGAAAGCCCGTGGTCTACGGATCAAAGGGGATGATACCCCGATAGAGCCGGGAGAGTTTAAGGACGTAGATGTGCCGTCAGGAAGTATTCGTGACAACATCATGCCACTTCCTTATAAAGAGCCAAGCCAGACACTATTAGCTCTTCTCAACCAGATTACGCAGGAAGGCAGACGGTTAGGGGCAATAAGCGACATGAATATCTCTGATATGTCAGCTAATGCACCTGTAGGTACGACTCTAGCCTTGCTAGAACGTACTCTCAAACCTATGGCAGCGGTACAGGCACGAGTCCATTACGCGATGAAGCAGGAGTTCAGACTCCTTAAAAAGATAATGGAAGAGTATGCACCTGCGGAGTATGGATACGCACCCATACGAGGAGCAGTCACTGCAAGACAGGCAGACTATGCAATGGTCGATGTAATCCCTGTCAGTGACCCGAATAGCTCAACGATGGCGCAGCGGGTGGTTCAGTATCAGGCAGTGTTACAGATGTCACAGTCAGCACCCCAGATATACAACCTACCGCAGTTGCATAGGCAGATGATTGAAGTGTTAGGGGTCAAGAACGCAGATAAACTTGTCCCGACAAAAGACGATGCGAAACCTACAGATCCGGTAAGCGAAAATATGGATGCGTTGGTTATGAAACCAATGAAGGCATTTATCTATCAGGATCATGAAGCACACATTGCTGCTCATACTACGTTTATGCAAGATCCCATGATTGCCCAGACTATTGGGCAGAATCCACAAGCGCAACCAATAATGGCGGCGTTACAGGCTCACATAGCAGAGCATCTTGGGTTCCAGTATCGCAAACAAATTGAAGAGAAGCTTGGCGCACCGCTACCCGCACCTAATGCGGAGCTATCTGAAGATATGGAGGTGAACCTAGCGCGTGTAGTTGCACAGGCAGGAGCACAGCTTACACAGGAAAACCAACAGAAAGCAGCGCAACAACAGGCACAGCAACAAGCGCAAGACCCGTTATTCCAGATGAAACAAGCAGAATTGCAGCTTAAAGGTCAGGAAGAACAGCGTAAAGCCCAGAAAGATCAGGCAGATATACAGCTCAAAGCCGCAGAACTTGAACGAAAGACCAATAAAGATCAGGCGGATATGATGATAGAGGCTGAAAAACTGAAGCTTGAGGAGCAGGAATTGCAAATTGATGCCCAGAAAGCAGGGGCTAAATTGGCAGCGGATCGTAGAAAAGACAACACCAAGCTGGATTTAGACATACTGAAGACCATGCAAGGTAGCAAAACGGATAGATAATCTATGGCAAAAACCATCTTTGATGTGCTTAAAGATAAAATCGAGGAAGACAAATCCTCTGCATTAGAATTTCTTGGTGGAGGAGGAGCTAAAGACTTCTCTCAATATCAAGAGGTAACAGGTTTAATTCGGGGTCTGCAAACCTGTTTAGGATACATAGACGACCTCTCGCGCAATTATTTGGAAGACGACGATGACTGAAGCAGTGAAAGCGGTAGAACTTACCGAAGAAGAGTTTGAAGCACAATTACCCAAGCCTGTGGGGTATAGAGTGTTGGTGGCGTTACCGAGTGTAGAAGAAACTTTTGATGGGTCAGACCTGATAAAAGCAACTACTACCAAGCACCATGAATATATCATGTCCATAATAGGGCTTGTGGTAGATATAGGAGACCAATGTTACGCTGATAAAGAAAGATTCCCCACAGGGCCGTGGTGTAAGACAGGCGATTATGTTATGTTTCGCGCTAATACAGGCACAAGATTTACCGTGAATGGGTTAGAGTACCGTTTAATGAATGATGATTCCATAGAGGCAGTAGTAGCTGATCCTCGTGGTATACAGAAAGCATAGGGGGTAACTGATGCCATTTCAAAAAGTAGAATATACGTTCCCAGATGGGCAGGAAGAAGAAGTGAATACGGACATAGAGATAGAAGACTCTGGTGCTATCGAAGTAGATATTTCTGGCAACGCTCCAGAACCTGAAGCAAAAGTCGAAGAGAAAGCAGTTGAAGAAGATCTGGATATAGAGGTGGTTGACGATACCCCTAAAGCAGATCGAAATCGTAAGCCTTCTGAACCACCGGCAGATGTTACTGACGAAGAGCTAGAAGAATATTCAGAGAAAGTTCGCAAACGAATCCAACACTTTAATAAAGGCTACCACGATGAACGTCGTGCTAAAGAACAAGCGCAACGTGAACGGGAAGAGTTGGAACGGTATGCTCAAACCTTGGTTGATGAAAATAAAGAATTACGTGGGAACGTAAATAAAAACCAAGAAGCTTTACTGGAACAAGCAAAACAGGCAGTAACCGCAGAGTTGGCTCAAGCAAAACAAGAGTACAAAGAAGCGTATGAGGCTGGTGACACAGAACGTGTAGTAGAAGCACAAGAGAAGTTAACCAGTGCTACATTACGTACAGACAAGCTTGACAACTTTGAATTTACGCCTTTACAGGAAGATGAAACTCCTGTACAAACGAACACTGAACCTGTTCGTGACCCTAAAGCCCAAGCATGGGCCGAGGAAAATCCTTGGTTTAGGGAAAACGAAGAGATGCGGGACGTAGCTGTAGCTATCCATCAGAAATTGGTGAGAGATAAGGTAAGCCCGCAAAGTGATGAATACTACGAGGCGATTAACGCCCGTATGCGGAAATTTTATCCAGATTATTTTGGAGAAAATGAAGAACCGGAAGTTGAGAAACCGAAGCGACAATCTAACGTGGTTGCACCCGCTACGCGGAGCACAGCACCTAAAAAGGTGAAATTAACGCAAACACAAGTGGCCCTCGCCAATAGGCTTGGAGTCCCGTTAGAAGAATACGCCAAACAGGCTGCACTTGAAGCAAGGAGGCAAAATGGCTGAGAACAGACTAGATCGTGAACATACTACTCGTGAAAAAGATGTCCGAAAGCGAGCTTGGCAGCGTCCAGAAACGCTACCCTCTCCTACACCGCAGGACGGATATGAATTTCATTGGGTACGTGTTAGCACTCAAGGGCTGGTTGATGCCACTAACGTGTCCTCCAAATTACGTGAAGGTTGGGAACCCTGTTTAGCAAAGGATCACCCAGAGATTACATTAGTAACTGTAGAGCAAGAACGCTTTGCGGAGAACATTGTAATTGGTGGGTTAATGCTTTGTAAGGCTCCGAGAGAATTGGTTGAAGAACGCACTGAGCATTTTGAAAACCAAACTAAATCTCAAATGGCCTCTGTGGATAACAACCTGATGCGAGAGAGTGATCCTCGTATGCCGATATTTAATGATCGACAGTCGAAGGTTACTTTTGGACAAGGTAATTAATTAATTTTT